AATATACAAGAGAAGAGCTTGAGGAATTAGCAAGATGTGCTAATGACGTAGTTTACTTTGGTAACAAGTACTGTTACTCTATGACGGATGAAGGTATTCGTCAAATTAGTTTAAGACCATATCAGGAAGATATGCTTGCGGCATTCCAGGATAATCGTTTTGTGGTAATGCTTGCATCTCGTCAGATTGGTAAAACTGTAACATCATCGATTTTCATTGCATGGTATTTATGTTTTCACTCTGATAGAAATATCATGGTAGTTGCAAATAAATTAGCTACTACTTCTGAAATTGTTGATAAGATTAAAACTGTTCTTAAGAATTTGCCATTCTTTATGAAACCTGGTATTACTGCAGGTGGTGTAACAGGTATGAGGTTTGATAATGGTTGCCGTCTATTCTCACAAGCAACAACAAAAACAGCAGCTATCGGTTTTACCATTCACTTATTATTTGCCGATGAGTTTGCGCACATTCATTCAAACTTCTTATTACCATTCTATCGTTCTATTTACCCTACACTTGCATCATCTCAAATTTCAAGAATTATTATATGTTCTACGCCAAATGGCATGAACTTATTTTATGAAATTTATCAAGGTGCGATTGAAAGGAAAAATAGTTACTTCCCAATTCGAGTTGATTGGTGGCAAGTACCTGGCCGTGATGAAGATTGGAAAGCTCGAGAAATTGGTAACCTTGGTTCTGAGGAATTATTTAATCAGGAATACGGTAATCAATTCTTAGCGTCATCAAGATTACTTTTTGATAGCCATACATTAATGTTAATGAAAAGAGTTTCTAAAGAGTTTGTTTGTAAAGAGACAGATCCTTTCTTGGATTATCCTGACTATAATAATAACTTAAAATGGTTACCGGCTTTTGATCCAGGTGATGCTTGGAATGGAAAAGACAAATATGTGTTTGCAGTTGACGTAGGTGATGGTGTAGGTCGTGACTTTTCAGTGATTAACATTTTTAATCTAGTTCCGCAATCTATTGCATCTGTTAGAAAAACACGAGACTGGGATGATGAAACAAGTTTCTTTAGACTTAATCAAGTAGGTGTGTTCCGTTCTAATATGCAATCTGTTGAGGAACTTGCAAAAGTCTTAGAACTATTAGTGTTTGAATTATTTGAACCTGAAAATTGTAAAATAGTATTAGAGATTAACTTTAAAGGTAACATCATATTTGAAAAGTTATCTAAAAATACAGAGTTTTTTCCGGAGATATTTTTATACACAAGACATTCAATGGCAAACACTAGTTTAAAGATGGGTGTTAAAATGTTAAAAGATAACCGTGAAACATTCTGTCGTGAATTACGCAACCTAGTTAAATCTAAGAAAATCACAATAAATGAAAAGAGAACCTTTGATGAATTAAGTTCTTTCGGTATTTCATCGTCAGGAAGATATGAATCTCAACTTGCTCATGATGATGTAGCAATGACTTGCGTTAATCTTGTATCTCTATTTGATACTACAGATTATTTTGAGATGGTTGAGGATAAATATGATAATACATCTGAAATATATAAACTAGCTGTAGAAAAGGCAATGTCTCAAAATAATAAAGGTGAAGACGATTTCTTATCCGCGTTTAAAACTATTAAGTCTTTTGAATCTCCAACACCTTATGTTTTACCAAAAGACGCAATGTCGCACAACTACAGAATGCGGTAATATCTTTTAAAAATTGATAGTTTTACTAAGATATATACTACGGATTGAATAATAATAACAATCAAAGAAAAATAACTAATAAGCAGAATGGCCAAAATCACACTTGATCTTAATAGATTTAAGGCATCTGGTGTCTACACAATAGAGTTTGACGCATCAGAAAGAATCGTTGTGACTACACAGACTATCCGTCTTGTAGTAGGTTTCTCTCGTAAAGGACCGTTTAACGCTCCAGTATTTTTACGTGATGTAGCAACATCTCGTAAAGTATTTGGCGAAGTTGACTCCTTCCTTGAGAAAAGAGGTTCTTTTTTCCACAGAGCAATCGAAACTTGTTTACAGACAGCACCGGTATTCGGATTAAATCTTCTACCGTTGAATAACATCCCGGTAAACGAAGGTGGAGACGCTGTTGACTATCGTTCTTTTGCTATTGCAGCAAACGAATCAAACGGTAACTTAACAAGAGCGCTTCTTTCATCTTTTTACAACAAAGAACGCTTCTGGTTCCCAGATGAAGCATACTTACAAGCAACAGTAGACAGCAAGCCTGCCAACCGTGGCCGTTTGTTTAACTTCGTTAATCTTGGACAAGAAGTACAATCAATCATCGTTCGTAAATCAGACAATGCATCGTTATACAATATAACAGCTGATGATTACTATGGAAGAGGAAACGTTCCTTCATACATCCAACCTAACGATTATCTTTCAGATTATTTCGTTGACGTTTATGTTGTGAAAGGAGACTGGACAAATTTACAATTACTTTCTCAAGATCCAACGTATTCTAAATACTTTGACTTAAGAGGTATCAAATCAAGCAACTTCTTTGAGTTCTTAAGCCTTGACGGTGTAACAATGACTGGATCTTTTACAGGAACTATCATACCTGACTTTATTGATAACAACGGTTCTAACCAATCTATTGATGTTATCCTTAATTCAGCAGTTGCATTAACAGGAGTATTCTGTAACTTGAATAAAGAAGCTTTTGATGATTACGATAATTCAGTATATAAAGTTGACATGGTTGGAAACAGCTTAATTAACACAACTGATGACGTGATTGACTTCTTATCATACAATACACCAATTAAAACTCTTTTAACTTTCACAGGTTTAAAAAATACAGTTAATTTTGGATTTGATCCAACGCTTCAAGTAACTGACGTTTCATTATCACCAATCGTATATGTTAAGTCATATCCTTTCGGCGGTGATAAAGGTTTATTTAATAACGTATTAGTTATTCCTAAGCCGTACCCGTCTGATACAACTTTTACAGTTGCACAATATGATGCTTTATCAGCTGCTCTTACAACAAATTCATTAATTAAAACTTTTGGTGCTGATACTATTAACGATAGTTCTTTACCTAATGACTTTGTTAAAATTGACAATATCATTGACACTGGTTCATCACTTGAGTTACAATTAAGCACTCCTCTTCACGTTGATGCTGCTTATGAAAATTCAGGTGTTCTTTTAGCAGATGGTCCAGAATCAAATTACATTATGAAAACTGTTGCTGCTACTGTTCCGACTCTAGCAAATACTATTGAAGTAATAGAGCCAGCAAATACTGGTGATACAATCACAACTATTTCTACACTAACACAAACAACGGCAAAAGGGCAAGCAATTACTGCTATTGGTAATACTTGGACTCCTCCAACTATTGGGCGACCTGCTTTTCAGTTTGATGATGGTACATTAGGACAAACGGGTGGTGCTTATACACCGTCTACAACATTTACCGCTATTGCAACAACGGGTGGTGGTACTGGTTTAACTGTGGATGTAATTACTGACGGTTCTGGTAATGTTCAAGCAATTGGCGGTGTAACTGTTAATGCGGGTGGTAATGGTTACTTCATTGGTGATACTATTACTATTGATGGCACTCTTCTTGGAGGTCTATCTGGTCAAAACGTAACTATTGATGTTTCACTTATTGTAGGAGCTACATATGCTGGTGTTGCCACAACAACAACATCGGTTAATGGTACAGGTGCTACATTAACTGTTACTGTTAGTTCACTGAATGTTTATGGTATTGCTTTACCAGCTCTATTAACTTCTGTTGGATCACAATATCGCCCAGGTGATACATTAACTATTGACGGTGCTTTAATTGGTGGAGTATCAGGAGCTAATGATATTACTCTTATTCCAATTGCAACTACAGGTTTCTTACCAGTTACATACACAAATATTGCCGCAACTGGAGGAACTGGTTACAGTGCAATATTTAATGTAACATATAATAACCAGGGTGCTGCTGTTGTAACTATTGCGCAAGGTGGTGAAGGTTACACTTTAAATGATGTACTTACCCTTCCTTCTGCATCTTTAGGAGGTGCTCCTGCATCAAATGGAACAGTAACAGTAACCGGTATTTCTACAGGCCCATCACTTACACAAGATGATATCGTATTAATCCAAGCTCCAGGATATGCTAAGTATTTTGAAGTTGACACTGTATCACAACTAGGTGGTGTCATGACTGTTACATTTAAAACAACAGGTTTAACTAATGGCGCTCCATTCTATCAAAGTAAATACTGTACTGCAGGATTCCCGTTTGATGAATTTGCATCTTACTTACAACCTGGAGATATTACAGTAACAATGTTTGATACACATGAGCCTGTTGCTATAAACTTAATACCAGATCTTGATATCAACGGTAATAATGATTTTGGTTACATTGCTTCTGTAAATACTGTTTACTCAAAAATTGCAGGTTTAGGTCAAACTGAAACTAAAGATGACAAAAATAAAGTAACTCTTTATAATGTAACTCAAGGTATTGATATTAATACAGGTTCTGATGATTGGCATATCGTTGATGAAACTGGTGTATTAGCTGCATATGATATTGATAACACTTCTGGTGATTTCAAATCTGTTCGTATTGTAGGTACTGCAACGGCTAATGAAAATCCTTTTGATACTGCACCAACTGTTTCAGGTGATCTTATTAAAGTTACATTACCAGGCGGTCAACAATTTTATGTTGAAGTTAATAATACAGCAACAAACGTACCAACTAATACATACAATGGTTCTGCTCCTTCTACAGGAAATTCTATTGCATCACTTGCTGTTTACGAATCTTATCCAGGTAACAAACTTGCTAAAAACATTGCAGGTAGCCTTGTGATTGACGGTGACCGTATTAAATATGGTTCTGGTTCTTCACAATACAATTACTTGAATGTAACAAATTCTTGGAACGCTGATAAAGATACTTATACTAAAATTGCATATGGTTTATCTGGAGCAAAAGTTGAGCAATACACAGCAAACACATTATTAAACAAAGCTGATAACACATTTGCTGATGTTAACCTTACATACGATGGTTCTATAGTTTATACTGATGGATCTAATGCAACTAATGATATTGCAATCTATTCATCTCTTGCGAAAAACCTTAGTGAACAAATTGCGATTGAAGCGCCAGGACTTTACGGTGGTGGTAAAAAATTCAAATTAACTCCAACAAATGCTGCTAGCTTAGAAATTGGTGATTACGTTGTAAACAACAATGTTGCTAATCCTATTCTTATTAGAGTAACTGCTAAGGTTAAGAAACTTGATCCAGCTACTGGATTACCATTCTTCGAATATACAGTTCTTGATACTCCTCTTGTTGATATTACATCAGGTACATCAAAAATTACTAAGTTTGCGCCAATCCAAAAATTCTGTGATCGTTACCAATTTACAAGGCTTTCAGGATTTACATTGACTGATTACCACTTACCTGGTACTCCTACTCAATTAGAAAAAATATACGGAGTTCTTGAGAATACAAATCTTGCAGTAACACTTGCAGATAAAGATGTAATTGCTTTCCGTTATATCGTTGATACATTTAACGGTGGTCTTGAGCCTAACATGGGTCCAAAACAAGTATTAAGTAGATTAGCTATGAATCGTCAAAAATGTTTAGCTCTTCTTAATGCGCCATCATGTGCTCAGTTCCAAAACAGTACTGACCCAAGATTTACAGACTTGCCTGACCCGGCTGCTGGAAATCCAAAACCAGTTCTTAACACTACGTATATTGCTGATGGAGGTAACCTTTCATTAGGACCATCGTATATCTGGGGGTTACCTGATGAAGGTCAAGGAGCTAAATTCATTGGTGTATTCTCACCTAACGTTATTATCCGTGAGAACAACAAAGAGATCAGCGTTCCGCCAGCTGCAGACGTATCAAACAATTTCGTAAGAAAATTCATTAACGGTGAACCATTTGCAATCGTTGCTGGTCCACGCCGTGGTGTAATCTCTAATCCGAAATTTGTTAGAATGGAATACGATTACTTACTTTCTGATAGAGAGAATCTTGAACCAAAAGGTATTAACCCAATCGTTACAGTTAAAAATGTTGGTCCGATGATATTCGCAAACCAAACAGCTTACCAACGCACGCTATCCGCATTTAATAACTTACACGTTAGAGATTTACTTATTACGATTGAAGAAGCGATTGAAGAAATCTTACAACAATACTTATTTGAGTTTAATGATGCTTCAACACGTTTAGAAATTCGTTCTATCGTAGAGACTTATCTTGACACTGTAAGAAATGCTGGAGGTGTATACAATTACGCTGTTATCATGGATGATACGAATAATACGCCAGCAATTATCGACCAAAACTTCGGTATAATCGATGTTGCTATTGAGCCTGCTCGTGGAATCCAGAAATTTATTAACCGTATGACAATACTTAAAACTGGAACAATCTCTTCTGGAGGTTTTACAGCAGCCTAAGGATTAACAATAGAATTAGCAAAAATAAATAAAAGATAAAAATGGCAGGACTTCCACATTATAGAAACTCCCAGGCGGCAATGCAAAAATTCGAACCGTTGTACAACGCACAGTTCGAGGTTCTTCTAACTCCGCCTGCAGCCGTTACTGGTTGGACACTGGTAATGGAAAACTGTACAAAAGTTGAAGGAATTGAAACTAACAGATTACCAGAACAAGTAAAGCAAACATACAAATCAGCAACTAGAACTTTTGCTGGTGGTATGGTTACTGACGCAGTTCTTGAAATCAAATTAGATTTTGAGGTTAACTTAGATGACAGCAACTCAGCTTATGTGTATAAAGCACTTCGTAAATGGTGTGACCTTATATACGATCCGCTAACTGGTAAGATGGGACTTAAGAAAGATTACACAGGTGGTCCAATGATCATCAATTATTTTAACAAAGCGGGGGATATCTTCCGTCAAGTTAAATGTCCTGTGGTATTTCCTAAAACACCGCTTCCTGCAATGGGATCTGACTTTGTGGATAATGGAATCTACAAAATCACAGGATTTTCACTTACTGCAGATTACTGGGAAGAAACAATTCTTTAAGAAATTTAAACTTAATAATAAGAGGGTTCGCAAGTTCCCTCTTTTTTTGTGCCTAAATTTAAGAACCATTACATACCTGTGATATATAAACTAAATCTAAATAATATAGAATATATGTCACAAGAAACAGAGAATGTAAAAGATCTACTTGAAAAAGAAGCGGCTCTTTTAGTTCAACAAGAAGAACAAGCTATTACCGAAGAAGCTAAACCGGCTATTATTGGTAAAGCACAGAAATTTGTAGAATATGAAGATGATGAAGTGTTAGCAGCAGAAATTGGCTGGAAGAATATGCCAATGGAATCTCTACCTTCACAAGGTATGTTTTACAGAGCTGGAACACAAGTTGCTTTAAGAGCAGCAACAGTTTCAGAAATCCGTCACTGGTCAACAATCGATGATAATGACTTATTAGGTGTAGATGATATGCTTAACTTTATCATGGAAAAATGTGTTAGAATTAAAGTGCCTGGAAAACCTGGTACTTATAAAGATCTTTTAGAAATTGACCGTTTTTACCTAATCTTTGCAGTGCGTGATTATACATTTAAGAATGGCGAGAACCGTTTATTTGTAAGTGTATCTGATGAAGATGGCGCAGACCAAAAAATTGAAGTAACTAAAGATTCATTGGATTATTTTAATCCTGATGAAAGAATCATGAAGTATTACAATGCTGAAGATCAATCTTTTCACATTCAAATGAAAAATGGTGAGAACTTCAAAATCTATTTGCCATCTCTTGGTATTATGTCATTCATCAAAAACTTCATTAAACAAAAACAACAAGCAGGACAAACATTTGATAAAACATTTATTAAGTATGCTCCGTTTTCATTTAGTGATTGGAAAGTATTAAACCAAACTTCATATGATAGAGCAGTTCAAGAATCTTTTACTTGGAGTTTACAGAAAATCTCTGTAATGGACAAACTTGTAGAAATGTTATCAGATTCAATTAATCCTGGTATCAGATATCAAACGTCCGGAGGAGGGGAAGGGAAAGCGCCCTTAAACTTTCAAGGAGGAATCAAATCTATTTTCCTTATTTCAGATATCTTTGACGAACTGGTTTGAGGCTGAGTTCATTTTATTAAAAGTATTAAAACTCCAGCCTTCTGAATTAGATAGGCTGGAATTTTACCGAGCTGAAATTCTTATGGAGAATTTGAAAAACTTCAATGAAGAAGAAGAAGGTAGACGTAAGAAAGAGGAAGAATCGCAAGGTGAATCTGCAAGTTCACTAATGTCTGCTGCAAGTAATAGTATGCCTAAGATGCCATCTATACCAAACTTTAACATGCCGTCTATGCCAAACTTTAAGTTTTAGATGATATGATATATACAAAAAGACCCCAGACCATAGATGTCAGTAGCCACTGAGGCAAATACCAGCCTAAAAGCGTTAGTTCAATTAACTACAAAGATTGAGAGTTATCTTAATCCCACTAATAGTAAGAAAGGTGGCGCTGAAGGTAAAACCACTAAGTCTAAGGAAGGTCCTACTAAAGGACCGGCTATTGATTCTGCTAAAGAAGCAATGGCAATTGGTGGTATGGCTACCTCAATAGCAAAATTAATTGTTGCAACTAATGTTCTTAGTTCTAAAGCAGGTGTAAAAGTTAAAGACTTCTTAGTAAACTTTTCCGAAGGACTTAGAGATGCCGCCAACAATATTAAAGATGTTAACGGCATTGAACTAATTGATGCAATGACAAAAATGTCTAAAAGCATATTTTCATTTGCATTAGGAATGACAGCCGTTGCATTATTAGCCCCCGCAGTAGCACTTGGAACAATTGTCTTTATCCTGGCAATTAAAGGAATACTTAACGCTTTAAAAACAGCTAATGCAGCGGCTGGTAGAGGCGCAACTGCATTAGCTACATTAATGGGCATAGGCAGAGGTATTGCACTCTTTGCATTAACAATGGTAGGTATTGCGTTAGTTGCTCCGCTATTTGCATTTGGTACATTAGTATTCATACTAGCAATCAAAGGAATCTTATCAGCATTAAACACTGCAAATAGATTTGCTGGAAGAGGTGCAACCGCACTTTCCACTTTAATGAAACTTGGCAGATACATTGCTATCTTTGCTTTAACAATGGTTGGTATTGCATTAGTTGCTCCACTATTTGCATTAGGTACATTAGTTTTCATATTAGCCATAAAAGCTATTACGTGGGCTATAAGCGATATGGGTAAAAAATCAGTAATGATTAATAGAGGAGCCAAGGCTTTAACTAATATAGTTAAACCTATGCTATTCTTTGGAATAGTTATGGTAGCTGCTGGCTTTGCTGCCCAATACATAGCTATGGGAGCACTTGTATTAGGACTTGCTATTGGATTTGTTTCAATAGTAATGAATGAGGTAGGAAAGAAATCAATACAGATTAATAAAGGTGTTAAAACGCTAGGCAGTATGGCTAAACCTCTGGCATTTTTTGGGGTAGTTATGGCTATTGCTGGTTTAGTATGGCAACAGATTTTAAAGGGATCGGTTTCACTTGCTGCCGCTATGACAGTTATTGGTCTTGCAGCTTATGGACTTGGTAAATTTGATAAAGATATTAAGAAAGGATCAGTAGTTTTAGATTTATTAATTCCACCTATGATAGGCTTTGCTGTTGGTGTTGCAATAGTGGGTAGTCTTGTTAAAGATGACCCCGTTACACTTGGCCTTAAACTTGCTCTAATGGGTGCAGCTATAGTTGGTTTAGGATTAGCCGCGGCTGCTTTAGGTATTCCTGTTGTAGCAGCATTTGTTGAATTGGGTGCAGGTGTACTTATATCATTAGCTGCGTCACTTGTAGTTTTTGCTGGTGCACTTTGGTTATTATCAAAAGCTGATTTTACAAAAGAAAAAACTGAAAACCTTGGATATGCTATTGCTGAGATAGGTTTTGCACTTGCAAAATTTGGATTAGTTGCAGTACCCGCTGCTATTGGCGCCGCGGTTCTTATACCTGCGTCACTTGCTCTTTTACCACTTACATATGCATTGTCAAAATTTAAAACAATTGACTGGCAAGAATCTGATGGTGAGGCTTTAAAAAATGCTTTAAGCAGTACTGTCCAAGGATTTGCACACGCACTTGATGGATTAGGCATAAAAGGTATACTTAAAGCAATGGCAGCAATCCCAATGATTTCGTCAATGGGTAATGCTCTTGTTTCTTTAGCCGCTGGTGTAAAAGCAATGGCAACTTTATCATTCACAGAAATGGAATATGATAAAGATGCTAAAAAACTTGTACCTAAAAGAGTAGTTAAATTAACTGATGCTGAAATACAAGCGGTTGGTCCAAATACCGCAATGATACTTAATGCGCTTGCAATGCCACTTACAAACTTTGGTATGTGGTCAACAATGGGTGAAACCGGGTTTGGTCCTTTTACCATTGGAGCCGGTTACATGGCAAAAGGTATTAAAGCAGCAGCAGGCATCGGAAATGTTATCTCTAGTATAGCTAAAGGTGTTGCTGACATGGCTCAGCTTAATGTTGTTGATTATGAAGTTAGAGAAGGCAAACTTGTTCCTAAAGCAGTTCGTAAATTAACTCCTGGTGATTTTATACTAGCAGCATTAAATACCGCATTAATTTTAGACACATTGGTAACACCTCTTTCAACATTTGGAAAAGAAGCTGCAAATGGTGAAGGGCGACTGTGGGGAGATGGGTATGTTACTAAAGGAATAGAAGCTGCAGGAAAGGTAGGAAATGCAATCGCATCTATTGCAAAAGGTGTTTTTGATATGGCAAGTCTCGACATTGTGGAAAACGAGGTTGTTGATGGTAAGCTTGTTCCTAAAGCGGTTCGTAAATTAAACGTCGGTGACTTTGTATTAGCAGCTGTGAATGTTGGACTTATTCTTGAAACATTAACAAAACCACTTACTGATTTTGGTAGAGCTTATAAAGATGGTAGTTCATGGTTTACTGATAGCGCGCTTGAGGCTGGTATAACTGCAACTGGTAAGATAGTTGATCCTATTGCTAAAATGGCTGATATGATTATTAAACTTGCAGGTGGACAAGCAACTATTAATGAAGTAATTAACCCTGGGACTAAAGATGCAAAAATTGTTCCTAAAGGTGTAATAACTTTTGCTGACGCGGTTCCGATGGCAATTAAAAATGTAAAGAAATTGCTATGGGCATTTCCAGAATTATTTGCTAACTTAGGTATATACATTGACAAATGGGAAGATGAAATTGATACTGCTATCGAGTTTATGCCAAAGATGTCTTCTGCATCAAAAGATATACTTGATGTTTCTAAATCTTATCTTGAAATTACAAAGAACATTGAGGAGTCTAGTAAGTCAGGAACAAACATTTACGGTGTAATAAGTGGGTTTGCTACTTCATTAACATTAATAGGTATTTCTTTTAATAAAATGGACAATAATAAACTTACTTTGTATAAAAAGTTTGCATCAATTACAGAAGGTATGACAAAGATTACCACACCTTTTGAAAAGTTCACTAAAACGTTTGGCCAGTTTACAAAAGATATGGGTGCCTTTGTTAAAGTATGGGACGCATTTGGAAAAGATGACGCTACCAACTTAAAGACATACGCTGATTCATTAAAAACTATAGCAAGTGTGGACGCAGGAAAATTATCATCGGTCACAAAAGCGCTTAAAGAACAAGCACAAGCTCAGGCAGACTTAAACAATTCACAGAAAACTACACCAAGTGGTGGGGCTACCACTGCTGACGGAAAAGGCGCTGCTGCTAAACCAGCTGAGAAGGCTAAGCAATCTACTTTTGGCGCAGCACAAGCTGCTGCAGCTGCGGCTCCGCCACCAGCTTCTCAGTCTAATAATCTTGGTGGAGGTGTTATTGCTCGTCTAGAAGTAACGAACCTTTACATAAATGGTAAGAAATGGTAAATTACAAAAGTAAACTGAAGAATATATAGAATATGGAAAGAACATATATGAGATTCTCTGATTGGGAAGCAAAGAAATATGATGCTGCGGTTAAAGAAGACGCAGAAGAAATTAAAACTGCTGCTGAGCCTTCGGCAAATGCAGCTTTAATTGCTCAGCTTGCTGATGTTGAAAAAGCTCGCAAAGAAGCTGTTCGTAATAAAGAATCATTCCAATCACAAATTTTAGAAATTGAAGCAAGACTTATCAAGATAGAAATTGAAAGAAATGATTTAATCAAAAAGAAACAAGACTTAGAGCATGCTAAGACTATTGCTTTAACTACATCAAAAGAAGGGAAGACTAATGTCAAAGAAGATAAATAATACACCTGACTTTGCTACATTTGAAGCAGAGACTGCAGAATATAAAGCACCAAAATATTTAGTTCAGCCTGCGCCAGGCGACACTGGGTTTTATATGTTTAAGAAAGCATTTGATAATCAGAAGTCATTCTTTAAACCAAGAATTGCAAGTTCTAACAAAGAACTTCCTGATAGCAACGGTCAAACGCCTGATGAACAAGAGGAAAATTAAGAACTTCTAATCTATTATAGAAATTAATGTATGGTAATTATCATACATTTTTTTGTATGTCCGCAAATGTCCTCTATATATCTGTAAAGAACTTTATTTAACCTGTAGAATATAATCTACAAAAATATCCTTATATGATTGACTTTGAGAAAACAAATCTATTAAGACAAAAAATAGCCGACGAAAAAATAAATGATGGATCTGAAAGACCTAATCATTTTGCTTTCTTGTTATTATTTGTTGCAAAATTCTTAGCCATTTATGGCACACTATGGTTAATCTTAACCAAGTTTAATTACACTCCATTTAACTTTTTAGAAACTCTGGTAATTTACCTTACGTTTATGTCTACTTTATGGAAAAGAAAATAGTCCTTATTGGAAAATCTTGTTCAGGTAAAACTGAACTGGCGGCAATGTTAGAAAAAACCGGCTGTCGTCCTGGCATATCAACCACATCAAGACCCATGCGCCATAATGAAATTAATGGTGTTAGTTATAATTTCATACCACGTGCAAATTTTGAAATGATGATTGATACTGATCAATTTATTGAGTGGGATGAATTTAATGATTGGTATTATGGTTTAACAAGAACTGATTATGAACATTGTGATCTTTTAGTATTAACACCAAGAGGGCTGGAAAAACTTATACATGCAGTAGGTAGAGAAAACTTGGTTGTTATTTTTATGCACACTCCTGATAAAGTTCGTTTAGACAGATCTATACAAAGAGGAGATGATCCTAAAGAAGTTAATCGTCGTATGAAAACTGATGATGCTGACTTTGCTGACTATATTAAAAGTGAAGATTGGGATTTAGCAATGGATTATCGCATGACTGATAAATTTAGATTTTTGTCTAAACTTTTTTCAGATTTCAAGAACTAATGAACCACAATGATATATAAACTATAAATAAAATAGACATATGCAAAACTACGTAGTAACTCCTGAGTTTAAACAAAGAGTAACAGACATTCTAAACACTAAAAAATTTACTCAGGTATTTCCATTTATGAATTTGATTAACCGTGAAGGTTTTCAATATTCTGAAACTGAGTTAAACCAACTTGTACAATTCCTTGGAGAATTTTCATACAATGAGGTTGCTGAATTATTTAACAGATTACCATCTATTGTTACACAAGTAACTGATGCAGATGGTCAAGAGGTTGGTATTTCAGGAGAACCAGAAGCAGCTGCTCCTAAAGCTGAGAAAAAAGCTAAAAAAGTTGAAGCTGAACCAGCAAACTAATTTATCTTAAACAACTAGCAGGACGGAAGCAATTCTATCCTGCTTAAAGTTGTTAATAACTTTATCCTTAATTGTTTTTTATTTCACAATAAAATTATTATATTTGTAAAATAATTAATCAACTAACTTAACCTAACAGTCTCTATGGCACTAACTAAAAATTCTCAACAGCCTTCTATGTCAACTAAACCGAAATCACTTCAAGAAATGGGATTAGCATTTTTTGAGTCAAGATCCGAAAGGGATTTTACAAATGTGTATCATCGCCTTCGCCCAAGCATCTCATATTACTTGAGAGAATTGGTTCCTAATCAAGATGATCGTAACGAGGTTATCGCAACAGCATTTGCTAAAGTTTGGCAAAAGATTCACCAGTATGATCCATATTGGAATTTCAGTACTTGGGTTTATCGTATTGCTCGAAATGAGGCTCTTCTATTTTTTAGAAGTAAAAAGAAAACATATTCATACGATGCTATGCAAGAGATGGGTATAAACATGGAAGCTAAAGGTCCTATTACTGAGTCTGACGCTTTCTTATCTGATGAAGATCATCCAGTTGATTTGCTATATGATATGGCAGTTGAAGAAATTGGTAATCTTCCAGAATTATACAAAACAGTTTTAACACTTCGTGAAATTGATAAAATGAAATATGAAGAAATTGCTGACCAACTTGGTTGGAAACACAATACTGTTAGAACTCGTATCCGTAAAGCTCGTGAACTTGTTAGGGCTGGTCTTTTAAAGAAAGACCCTAATTTAGTTAAATTATACAATCAAGAAATATCATAATATGAAACTATTCAGATTTAGAAATCTAAAAAACTTTCTACAGGATGTAAAAAATTACACTGTCCTTAGATTAGCTATTCGTAAGTACCGCGGTACACCGGATTGGGAAAGATTCAATTTACGAGTTGATTGGGTTGGCCGAATCTACACCGTGTTTAATCCAAGTCCAGCTGATGCAGGTGATGATAAACAAATGCTTGACATTAAACTTGGTGAGCGAATGATTCCTTGCCATAAGTTTATTGACACAATGGGATTAAGTGAAGTGGTTGCAGTATCCGGTGAAAAGATTCCTGACTCTGACTCTTATCTTATTGTGTATTATCCTATCTTTAAATACTTATCTGTTTGGAAAGTATTTTTAAATGCTTTCTATCTTACACTTATATTGATATTCCGTTCGAATATCGCAAGTGCAATTAACTGGGTTGTAGAATTATGCAAAACGCTAATCTAAATTCACCAAGATATATAAATTAAGAAAAAACAAAAACCATGACAAAAGAAGCAACTCTTACTATTGAGAAAGCACCTGTTGATATTGACGGGAAATTAGAACAAAGACAAAAACTTGCAGCGGATCTTGAAAAGAAATTAAATAATTTCCGCGCAGAATTAGAAACAAAAACGTATCTTGTAGAAGGTCAGATTACAACAGCAAAAGCTTTACATGACTTTATTACCAACGATGCTAAATGGAATTTTTCAGAATCAATGGGAATCATTGAAACAAGAAAGCAGCTTGATGTTATCATCAAAGATCTTGAGACTGGAAAACGTAAAGAAATCATGTTATCTACATTAGCTCTTGAGGCTATTTACTATTTCTTATCAAAAGAAACTGGTGTAGGATTAAGTTCAGCATTGCATTACTTTAACACAATCTTAAAACCTGTGACAGATGCTTTATCTCGCGCTAAACAAGATAAAGAAAAGAAAGATCAGTTGGAAAGAGATTTAGGACAAGTACAAAATGCTATTGACCAAGGAGCAGTATCAGAATATGAAGATCAACTTATTGCTGAAATTGCATTAGAAAATGAAGCAGAATAAAAATGAATAAAATAAACGAATTACTCGATAAACGTTTTCAACAGATTGCTATCATCTTATTGGTAGCAATCTTTGTGAGAACATGTGGTTCAGGTGATGTTAAAAGTATTAACAAAAGACTTGACAAAATAGAGGCAAGACTTGATTCTTGCGCATCTCAAAAGGATTTACAAATAGAAGGATTAAAAGCTGAAAAACGTATGATCCAATCTACTGACCGTAAGATCCTTGATGTTAATCGCCAAACAGCGATTGATGCTGAAATTACTAAACTTGAAAGTGAAAAAAGATAAATTACTACACGGATTCATAATTACAACTTTTGTAAGTTTGTATCTAATTGTGAGTGTTATTTCAACTATTCACGTTATTGATTTCTTTAGTTTATCGAATCCGCAATGGCTTTCTATTTCATTAGCGATTGCTTTTGAAATTGGAGCAGCTGCATCTCTTGCATCTCTTATAGTATTAGATAAAATGAATAAGTCTCTAGTTTGGGGCTTATTCATTATTTTGACTTGTATGCAAATGATGGGTAATACATATTATGCCTTTACAAATTTACAAGACTACCAATCTTGGGTAGAATTATTTGGACTTGTAGATGAAGATCCTCTTTACCAAAAAAGAATCCTTTCTATTATAAGTGGTGCAATCTTACCACTTGTTGCTTTAGGTTTTATTAAGTCTCTTGTTGATTACATTCGTCCAGCGATTGAAGATGATGTAAACATACATGAACAACTACATGAAACTACGCAAGCACCTGATTTAAAAGCTGAACAAAAAAGAGTTGCACAAATCGTTGAAGATTTAAAAGCAGAAGGTAAACTGCCAACGGCAGATCATACCGATGATGAACCAACGGCTCTTGCTAATTCTAAATATCGTTTAGAAGATAAAGAAGAACTTCCATTTATTGAAGATGCTTTAGAAATTAATGGTCTTGATGCCTTACCTGAAAAAGAAACTGAAATTGTTGCACATTTAGAAGATGCAAACGTTTTAACAGGAACTCCGGAAGAAGCAGTTAAAGAGACTAAAAAATTACCGCCAACTATTGCTCCGGTAAATCAAGAAGAGATTCTTAAAGAATTTCAAGAATCTTCGGAAATAGATAATATAAATGGTAGTGAAAAAAAAAGTTTGATTTAAACTCTTACTTTGATTTAGAATACACGCCAGAGCCAAAAGCAAAAAAGAAAGTTAATCCACAGGTTCGTCCTGGAGTTAATGCGTAAAAAGATCACATACTATAATGTCACTTAAACCACCTATTGTTTGTCCTCCAGATTGGTCAATACTTGCATTCAGAATTTCTGAATGTAAATTAGCAAGCGTTGTGAAAGGGGTAAATAAACTTGCTGCCTTAGACCTTAATAATTTATATATTCCGATAGCTGAACACACAGAAGGAACATTAACTCTTAAAGGAGGAACGGAGCGTTTACTTAACATTGATGATATTGCTGAATACGGCCCTCTTAATGAGCAGTTCAGCTTTGACGCATTACTTGCAGCTAACCCAAACATTTTTGATGACGGAACATCTCATGAATATTCATTATATGATGAAAACCTAAATTTCTTAGAGTCTTTATCATTTACTATTGATATAAATGATCCCGACTATAGTGACTTTCCAACAGCTCTTACTACCGCCTATGGTAATTCTACTGTAATCAAATCTAAAGTCACTTTTGATGCATCTACATCATTGACAACAGGTATATTAACTGTACGATCAATTACAAGAAACATTAAACTTCGCCACGTATTCACATTTGATACTAGTGGTGTTGACTTACCTTCGCCAGGAACTTTACTTGTGCCTTACACAAAATATCCTAAAGGAAGAGTTAAGTATATTTTAGTTTTTCCCGATTATGATAAAGTAGATGTTACAACTTGCGGATGCGCAAATTCATCAGGTGATATGAAATCTAATCAAAAGTTTTTCCAATACGTTAATCGTGGAGAATACGATGAGGTGAATAATCCTGATACTAATGTAATACTTACAGTTGGTGCTACAAATGTTAATTGTGAATGGGATTATCCAGCAGTAACTGACCACATTGGATATCATTTTGGTGTTAATAGTTTAATGAAAGTTGATAATGGTATTCCTTTTAGAGCTAACATAGAATATTTGAACGGTAAAGACATTCAGCTTGACGCCCCAGTTAACATAGCATACGATGGAGAATTAATTTCAAATGTATACGGTCCTGCAACGCCAAGATGGAGAAACGTTGGGGATTTCTTATTCTTATCAGGAGCTACTGACATTGAAGATGCTGACCGTTGCTTTATAGAAACGATTATACTTAAAAACCCACATACCTTTGATATACCGATAAGATATATGATTGGTAGATAATACTAATGAATTATGGCTATTATTGCATCTAAATATTATCCTATCTCTGACATATTTTTTAGAGATGGTGGTGTAAAACCTGTTAACCTAATACCAGGTGAATATATCATACACCATGATGAACCTTACATAACGGGTTTACATATTTTTAATTGGAGCCCAACATCTTGGTTAACAGTTGAAACCGTCACAGGACAAGTTATTAGGTTCCCTGCTACATCTTTAGTAGAAGGAGCAATTTATTATTTGAAAATAAATAAACTTTGTGACGTTGGACCAAATTCTACCGAAACCCAGGTAATGGGGATTTCAACTTCTGAGCGCATATAGGCAGCTTTACCTTTACCTTTTATTGTTTTCATACAGACTTCTATATTGATATATAGTAAAAATAGTGTTGTGTCATGAATCATCGTGTTTCCGCTTCAGAAAGAGTTATACAAAGTATAGACTGGCGAAAAATTAAGAGCTATCATAAAAACAACAATATCCTTTGGGAAATTGAAGATGATAAGACAACTCATAAAAGATTACCATCAGTTGCAGAACTTCGAGATGAATTGAGAAGTATTTTTGCTCACATGATATCTGAAGACTTACATTACATTTCGCATGGCAGTTGGATAATCTTTTGGGATCGCGAAGACAGTGACATTGGTGACATACGAGTAATTTTTCGTTTAGCAGAATTTGTTTTTGAAGAAGACAAAAAATCTAGGCAAGCTCTTGAAAAAGCTCTTGAAAAAGCTGTTGAAAGTGAAGATTATGAAAATGCTGCCGTGTTAAGAGATGCACTAATTAAAAAAGCAATAAGAAACTAAAGTGAGTAACAAAACAAATCTTATTACATCGTTCGTTAGAAGAATTGCCAAATTCTATAATTCTGCGACATCGAGCTGGTATCGTCCAAACGCGGCAATACCTGGAACCAATCATATTGATAATCCTGGTGATTTTAATGAATCCACTATATATAAAGGTGAGGAGATTATTGATCTTACTCTGGGTCGTGCTTATAGCAATGACGGACACGAGATTTTAGAACTGAATGCTCAAAAAGCAATATTAAGTGGTCTAATTGTTAGAAAACCTGATGCTGGTATTTCTGGAGGCGGATTATGGTTATCTGTTGATAGTGGTAATGCACGTATACAAGGTAAAACTTATTGGCACCAAACTTCACCTGCACTTGGAGATTTACAGATAGATCCTAATCCTGATTTATCTTTAGGAAGATATGACGTTATTACTTTTAAGGGTGATTATCCAAATACTGCAACAAATCCTGGTTTAGGAAGTACAGAGTATCGAGGAAAAATGGAAATTCATAAAGGTAATTTATACCCAGTTGGTAGACCTGTAACTTTCTTGGGAAATAATACAGCAAGTACAACATTAACATTTACATTAGGAACAGGTACTGTTAGCGGAATAAACGTTGGTGATACTGTATCTGGGCCAGGATTAGCACTAGGAACTACGGCAACTGCTGTTTACGATTATGGAGTTGATTTATCCACGTCAAGCACAGGAACAGTAATCAGCGGTCAATTTGCAATATCAGTTGATACATTTGGAAATCAATTAGGTTTTTATGGAACTCTATCAGCGGGGTCTACAACAATAACAAACGTAAACCCACAAGTTAATTTAAACCCTGGTGATATTGTAATTGGGCAAGGTATTCCGTATGGCACTACTATTAATACCGTAGGAGTAGGGACTCTTACTATATCCTTACCTGCTACATTAACAACAACCACGTTTATTACTCTTGGTGATGTATCTGACTACTTGATGATACAACCGCCAGTTATACCTGATGACGAAATTGTTTTAGCTGCGGTTTTTGTACCAGCTAATTATGGAAATTCATCGGCACACCAATTAAGACCTTTAAGTGTAAGTACTCTTAATTCTACATATGAATTACAGGAACTTACGCCATCAGATTTAATCTGGTCACAGAAAAATTCCGAGCAACTATATGAATCAGACCGTTCATGGGTTTCTGATACAATCATTCTTGATAGAACATCACACGTAATTTATCAAGCAATCACAAATAATTATAGCGCTGACTTAACATCTTCTGTTGCAACTGGTGATTTAATTGCCATTGCTGGAGGTGGTCTTGTTGGTCCTCAAGGGCCTGCTGGTCCTGCTGGTGGTCCTACTGGTTTAACAGGCCCACAGGGTCCTACCGGTGTAGGAAGTACTGGAGCAACAGGTGCTAGTGGAAGTACTGGTGTTACCGGAGCAACTGGTCCACAAGGTGCTTCAGGTTTCCAAGGTCCTACTGGATCTATAGGCCCTCAAGGAAATATGGGTGTTACTGGAGCAACCGGGCCACAAGGTGTTCAAGGAGCAGCTGGTGTTGGTAATACTGGAGTAACTGGCCCTACGGGTAGAACCGGAGCAACCGGTGCAACTGGTGTAGGCCCTACAGGTAGAACTGGTCCAATAGGACCACAAGGACCGGTTGGTCCACAAGGTTTAACTGGTCCAATAGGAAACATAGGTTTTACTGGTCCGCAAGGAGATACTGGGGTAGGTGTTACTGGCCCTACTGGTGAAACTGGTCCTCAAGGTGTTACTGGTCCTTTAGGTGGACCAAGTGGTCCTACTGGTGAAACTGGTCCTACTGGTCCTACTGGTCCTACTGGTCCTCAGGGTGTTACCGGTGAAACTGGTGTTACTGGTCCTACAGGTCAAGGTATTCCAACTGGTGGAACAACAGGCCAAGCATTAGTTAAAAATTCTAACGTAGACTATGACACAATATGGAGTGACGTTAGCGTTCTATATACTAATGCAAATCCTACACCTATTGCTATTGGCGGTATTCCTGCAGGTTCTACATTCTCAAATCAAACAATGCAGCAAATGTGGGACGCTCTCCTATATCCTTACCAATTACCAGTTTGGAATGCCTTTGCTATCAGCGGTCAAACTACTCCGTTAGAAGTGGGCGCAACAATAGCAGCAAATAGAACTTTTACATGGTCTTCAACAAATTTTGCAAATATCGTTGGTGGATCAATCAGTTTAATTGATGTAACAGGGTCGGGTCTTATTGCATCTGGATTATCTTATGGAGGTACACCGTATGCATCAACATATCCGGCTATTACGCAAACATCGCCTATCACACATACATTTAGAATACAAGGAACTAATACACAATCGACAGTATTTACCCTAGATTATAATGTAACTT